TGTGGAAGTTTCTGTTCGGCTGGTGCTCGACCCCTGAGTAAAATTTGGAATAACTGGAACAGCGTAGCAAGGAGCAGATATAACAAAACCAAGAAGAAAAAGCCTCCTCATTCGATAGTGAGATCAACGACAAACTGACCTGTTATCACAATACCTGTTCCTGTTCCAGGTGTCATTGTAATATTGTGATTATCTAGTGCTACTGCTGCTGTACCCACAGATCCCGCAGAAGTTGAGGTCAAATCACTGAAGTTTGGAACTGTACCAACTGTAATAGCACTACCTGGTGTACTGTCTCCTTCCAAGTAGCTAGTAGAAAAACTGAAAGCTTCGCCACTGGTCGCTTGTGTAGCAGAAGGAAATGATATTGCTGGTACGCCATTAGTTACAGACCCGAAACCGCCTATTGTAGCTGCTGAATTTGAGTCCACAGTTGTTACATTATTACCACTTATGCTGTAACTCGAACCAATTTTATCAGCCGTACTAGCTGCTGAAAGAGATTCAAACTTTACGCTAGATGATATGTTGTGAGTCATGTCCGCATAAGCTGGTGCGGATACAATAAATAAAAATGGAAGTAGTTTTTTCATTTGATTCCTACTTTGTTGTTTTTATTATCTACTATAGTATCTTTTTTCTTTTTTATCGAAAAACCTAGTGACGCAGTGCTGGCTGAAAAAATACTTGCAATAAATGTCGGATCAAAATCTACGATTTTTTTGCCAGATGGCGGTTCATAGTATGAAAGGGATAAAAGTGTTGCCGACCACAAAAGTACGCAAACTTTCACAATGGTTTCAACTTTGCTTGGCTCTTGATCTTCCATAAAAGTTAAGATTCTTGTCTAATACTAGCAATTTAGCTATGTTTGAGAAGTAACACATAAAACCGATGGTAAAAATTTTTAAACCTATTCTTCTAGTTTTTATTAAATCAAAAGCAATGAAGAGATTGATAGTGGATCTGTTAAAGGCAATAGCCAAACAAACAGATAACACGATAGACGATCAGGCAGTAGCTTTTATTGAAGCCAGAATGTTTCCAGGCTCCACTACCTCTCTTCAATGATATGAAAGATGACGGGTTTATGAAAATGATCCATACGGAACTACCTCCCGAAGCAGAACTAATAATAGAACTTCGATGCAGGG